CGTGGGATTGATCACCGCACCGCCGGGCACACCGCCCAACGCCGTCTGCACGAACGCGGTCGTGGCGATCGACGTATCAGCATCGCCCGGCGCTGGCGTTGGCGCGGTGGGATTGCCGGTGAAGGAAGGCGAGGCCAGCGGGGCACGGCTGGGGTCGGTCGGATGCACATGGTCGCCGCGCGACCATGTGGCGGCAATTCCTGCGCTCGCAATGCCGTCCACGATCGGCGCCGACGCCGACGACGGCAACGCCGCAATGACATCAGCATTCGTCAAAGCGACGGCGCCGGTGCGTCCGTTCCAACTCTTGACGGTGGCGGTGGTCTGAATCGTATAGATTAAATTATCCAGCGTATCAGCGTTGAGATTCCAGTGATCGCCCCAAACGTCATTGTCCGCATTTACGATCGGCTTTAGCAGCCCATAATTAGGCGTCTGGGTGTAATCGCTCATCGGCTACCTCGCAGGTGTCCAGATGCCGGCTTCACAAGCGCCCACCGGCTGCCAGATGCCGGTTTGACAGGGCGGCGCCTGCTGCCAGCCGCCGGTTTCACACGCCCCGCTGACGGTCCACGACAGCGATGCGCCAGCCGACGCCGAGAATGCAATTTCAGTCCATGCCGCGCGGGCGGTGATGCGACGCACGCCAGCCGCGCGCGTGGTGAAGCTGATGGAGGTCGCTGCATCCGGCTGCACCGTGAGGTGGTCCACCGCCGCGACAGAGAACGCCAGACCAGCGCGGCCGGCGACAGCGAAGACATTGCCGCCATAGACCGAGTAAGGCCCGACGCCATAGGCGCCGATGCCATACGGCCGGCCGGCGCCGCCGGTGTAGCCGCCATATCGGCCTTTGCCATAAGGGCCGCGCCCGTAGCCAGTGCTCGCCATGTCACGGCGCCCGTCCCGTCACGATGCCTGCACCTGAATGGTGCCGGCGGTAAAGCGCACGATGTCGCCCGCCAGCACGGCGCGGATCAGCGGCGTGGTGCCGTCGGTCGGATCAACCAGCGGCCCCCAATACAATCGATTGCCGCTGGTCAGCGCGTCCCACAATTCAAACCAGCCAACATTGCCCCACCCGGCCGTCGCCGCCGGGAATTCCACCGTCGCCACGTTGGCGGCGATGTCAGTGTTGCCCACCTCGATTGCAAAGCTGACCAGTTGCCGCGCATAGCCGCCAATCCCCACCTCGGAACCCGGCGTTGCATCGTCCGGCGCCGAAATGGTCAGCGCCAGATAGATCGCCGCCGGGACCGGCATCGCGACGATGCCCAGCGTATGCTGCAGCGCCTTCGTTTCCAGATAATCGGTGGCGCTGCCCGGCATCTCAAAAACTCCTGACCACCGCGCGCAGCGGTGCGCCGGAATAATCGGACAGTGATTTCCAGAGGTTCGCTTTCATCACCGCTTGGTTGAATGCGCCCTCCATCTGCTGCGCGCGCTCATCCCAAAGCTCATACATCGCGCCGTATTTGCAGACCCCGAACAGATAGACCGAATAGAGTTTTTCCAGCACAACGTTGGTGTCCTGCGGATCGATCAACGGCTTGGGGCTGGCATACCAATTCATATTGATCATCTGCGGCTGCCAAGCCGGGTCGGGCGGATTGGGAATGAACGGATGCGGCAGGAATTCGATGCAGTCGGCAACCAGCCGATAGGCTGTCACCGGACAACTGCTATCGGTGGCACTGCCGAGCGGGCCGGTCCATTCATCTTCCAGCGACAACGGCTTGCCGCTTTTCTCGTCGCGTATCGACTCCATTGAACAGAATGATGGCGGCAGAGTGATGAAAGTCGCATCGGCCGGCTGCGTCGCGCGCTGCACCATGCAGCGCGCGCGCAGGTTTTCCGCGATGTCGGTTTCCACCATGGCAACCCAACCGGGAATCAGGCTGTCGACATCCCGGCGGTTAAGCCAGCCGATCACCTCATTGGACAGGGCAGCGAGCGAGGCCACGGACTACTTATGCGCCGTTGCCGCTGGCGCGTGCGCCGGTGCGGGCGCCGGTTCGGCCGGCGGCGCCGGCGGCTCATCGATATTGGCGACCGAGGCCACCGGCAACGGCGCCTGCGCCACCGCCGCCGCCGCCGCCTTGTGTGCGGCTTCGGCAGATTCCGGGAAAACCTTCGTCAGATAGATCGGCAAGATATCGTCGGCCAGCACCGGGCGTTCCATTTCGCCGCCCTTCGGTGGCTTCTCAGTCGGTGCCGGGTGCATCTGTGTGTTGGAGATTTCCTTGTGATCGTTCTGCGCCATGATGCGTTCCTTTATGCGAGGCGTTTGCCGTCATCGACGCGAAACAGCCGCGTGTCGCGTTCCGACAGCCATTTCAGCAAGGCACGTTCATCCCGGGTGACGCCTTCGGCTGCCAATTGATGCCACACCACGATCGGGATCGAGGCCACATGCGTCATGCCCGAGCCCTTCAATCGCCGCTTGCGCTGCGCGTGGCGATCGATCGCGTTGGCCTTCAGTTTGTTGGCTTCCACGATCGGCCGTGTGTTCTGCGTCTTGATGATCAGCGGCAGACCGGTTTCGGTATCAATCACGACGCGGGTATGGGTGCCCGCGTCGGGATTGCTGGCCTCATAGAGCACGCTGCCGGGGGTGAAGTTCCACGCCATACAGCGCGCTCCTGATTTACTGATTCAAATCCCAGATGCAGGCATGCGCCTTCGGCGCGGTCGGGCGCAAAGTGCCTTCCCACACCACGCCGCCCTGCGTGTTGTCACCGGTCTTGGCGTAGTCCTCCTGGATGAACTCGCGCTGCGGCAGCGGCGCCAGTTCCAGATAGCTCGGTGACACCAATTCCACGACGTGCGCCGGCATAAAGCGATCCGGTGCCAGTTGGACGCGGCCGAAATCCGACATATAGACATCGACGGCGCCCACCAGCGTCACCGGTGCGGGCGTGGTGGCTTGCACGATGTTCTGTGCCGCGATCGGGTTGCCGGTGCCGCCCTGCGCCATGGTGGAAAACCACTTTTTGATGTTCGATGACATCAGCGCCAATTCTGGCTTGCCGCCTTTGTCGAACGCCATCTGCATCGCGGTGTCGAACATTGTCAGGGTCAGGTCCGCGAGCGTGCCGACGGTGTGGCCGTTGGTGCCGTCGCCGGTCGGAAACGCGCCAGCGCCAGCGCCAACCACGCCATTGGTGCACCATGTCTGAAACCCGGCCATGGCACGCGGGTCGGTGATGGTCTTGACGCTGGCGCCGGTGATGGTGAGTTCCAGATCGCGCCGCAGTTCGATGCCGCGCAGCACGGCTTGGCGGTTGTATTCATCCTCGCCGACGGTGTTGACCACGCGCAGCGTATCGGACACCCCCACTGTCCTTGCGAGAATCTGGCAGACATTATTCAGCCGCGCCGGCTTGACCGACGGGCTGATGGCGGCGGTGAAGCCTTCCGGCTGCGGCACGTTGGCGGCGGTGTTCAATTCCTGCAACAGCCACTCGGTCAACACCTGTTCGGCGCCGACGCGCGAGCACGCCGACACCATCGGGGTTTCCTCGGGATCGATCCGATAGATGATATCGGCCAAATCCTCGCGGACGTTGTTGGCGGCGGGTTCAAGGTAGGTGTTGGTCGGGGCGCCCGACATCACCGGGAGAGCCATTGTCAATCCTCATTGCTGGCCGGCGCCGCCTCATAGGGCGGCGCGCGAGCGTTGAACCAAATTTGGTTCGCAACGGGATTGACTGCGGGGCGGTCGGGCGCTGCCGGTTGGTGTGCGCGTCACACTCCGGCCCGCTTGGACAGCCCGCACTTGGTCATCCGGGCGACGGCACGACTGCGTGATGGGTTGGTCCTCGGGACTCCGCACCACGACTGCATCGCCGGGCGCTTGGTCGCATCGGGCGACTGCGCGGCGGCAAGCCGTCATCAGGCTGCAACACCGGCCGAAGCCCGGTCAAGGGGCTGTGATATGCGAGCCGCGCCAGTAAGTTCCGCCATAGGCGATGTGCGCGTGCTCGGCGCAATAGGATTTGCCGAACAGCGCCGGCGCCTCGCAGAAGTGGAAATCCTTGCGTTTCGGATCGCCGATCGGCCAGCGGCACGGTGCACCGCCCGGCGGCTTTGGCTCGGGCGCGATCGGCAACACAACCAGCTTGGGCGGCCTCGGCTTCGCGTGGTGCGTGCGCTTGGCCGGCGCAGCGGGTTTCGTCTCGCGGCGACGGCGCACGAACGTGCCGGGCGTCGGCGCGGTCGGCGGCGAGCGGCGTGGATTGCGCACGCCGAGCGACAGCCGGTGGCCATAACCGATGATCTGCCCCTTGGTGCGGTGCATCAGGAAACCGATCTGCGCGGCGGTGTATTTGTCGAAGCCCTCGGCGTCGCGCGCCTGCCACAGCAGGGTTAATTGTTGGTTGAATGCGTCGCTGTTTATCG